GTGAGATCACAGTACAAGTTGCGCTGGTGCGCCTTAAGCGTCATGCCAGCAGAACTGCAGTGTTCGATCCACTCGTTTACACGAATCCCTGCCTCCGAAGTACGAGCAGCAATGTCATCGCCGAGCACGGCTATTCGAGTACCAAGAATGCGTTTTTCCACGCAAAAACTATACCAAAGAGCCATATTCCAAACAGTGTTGCGTCCTGTGGTGTCGGTGCCCCCTGTGGCCAATTGAAAAATAAGGGTGGCCGACAAGCCGTACTCATAGGAAACAACGTCATAGGATTTGGATAGTTTGCGGTACAACTTGGTATACCAGTGGGGCGCTCCACTAACTTTCAACCAGTAGGCAAAAATTTCGTGAACCTGACGGAGTTGGCTCCGATCGTTTGCGGAAAAATCGCCCTCAAAGAATTTACCTGGACCTGCCATGAAGTTGGCTATGACAGTATCCTTCTTTGCGTAAGCGAAACAAACGGCCTCAACCTCCGGGCACGAAAACTCGTCCAGCGCGCAATTCATACGTTTATTAAACTCATCCTGAAGAGGTCCAGTGACGACGTTGTACTCGTCTGAACCTACGTAGATTATGCGGGGAGCCCAGGTCGGATCGTTCCGTTTAAGGAGCACTTCACCCTTGACCATCAAAGACCTAGTCGAAAGGGTGCGGAAATCACAATCCGACAGACGGAGTAAAGCCTCGTGCATACGTTGCTGTTTTTCGGGCGAGAACTTAACAACCCAACGATCGAACACATCCTGAGTCCAATCGAAAGGCTCCATCTTTGGGAAGACGAGGTCAGCCAGTTTAATGGCAGACTTCACTACATTGGGAGCTACAGATTGGTGACTACTGAAATTGCAACGCTTATTAAAAGCGGCAATCATGGACGACATGTCATTACCAGTCACCACCGGAACTTGTTGGGAGAGTACCGGACCTAATTGGTCAACAGGTGCGTAGACTGGAGCGTCAATTTTCTTGCTTTCGTCCAATCTAAAGGGCACCCGAGGAACAAAATCCCTCACTGGCACCAACCGCAGCCTGGGCTCACCGTTGAAGATATGGTCACCATAATCAACTTCGGCTACGACGGGCGATGGCCCCAGGCGTTGGCGAGTGTAGTGGGAATGTCGTTTCTTAGGCAGCTTGCTCAAGTTAGTCAACTTGACAAATGAGTGTGTTGAATGACCAG